TTCTTTAGAAAAATATTTATAAAATTCTGTTAGCTTTTTGGCAGAGACAATTTTTAGTTTAATTCTTGAAAACGCCAAGAATTAAAATCGAGCAACCTACCGTTTTCAACTAGTACAAAGAAAGAAAAGGGGATATGACGCGGTTATTGTAAAAACCGCCTGATTAAAAATATTGGTTATTATTAGTATGGACCATAAATTTTACATATTTTTATTATTTATTTCATTTTTTGTTTTGATATCGATAACTTCTCGAAAAAACAATCATTATGAAGGATTCGCGGGAGTTTACGATTTACAACGTTCGCAAAATATGGTATATGATTTGAACGAAAGTTCCGAATCGGTCTACGATTTGAAAAATATGCCTACCGAAATAGCCGGAAAGTTCAATTTGAAGAATGAACCATATTATCCAATCGCGGTGAATGACGGGACAAAACAAGCCGATGAAATCGCATTGCAATATTGGATTGACGAAAACAGTTCAAGATTAGATTCAATGGCAAAGGAATTAACGTATATAGACAACAATTGCATTCCTTATTTAGAAATAGGGTTAATTGAATCCAAAGGAGATCTATTTGACGAAATATCATTCGAAGTTTCTCCCGTAACCGGTAATCCTCCCAAGCAAATTATAAATTTTGTATTACCAAAGGGGAGAAAGGGTCCGGTGGGATTAAAGGGTCCACCCGGAGATCGAGGTATTCCTGGAGAAAAAGGCGATAATGGGCAACAAGGCGAGACTGGAACATTTGCATTACCGGTCCTTAAAAATAAATCACACGAAAGGTTAACGTGATTGAATTAGCGGGAATTATATTTTAGCAACAAACGGCGAACTCGTATTTTGTATTTCGCTATTTCGTTTTTCTTGGATTCGGTCTACGGTTAAATCATTTGAAATTTTGTCGGGTTTGTAATCATCGTCAGGAGTGGGTATAGAAAAAACGTTTTGAGACGCGGATACATAATTGTACATTTGGCGGCGACCACCGGTTCCTTTTGCGCTCAATTCATCCGGCGTCAAATTATACATAGTATACGGTTCGGATATAATATTCATTCCTTGATTTGATTGCGTCAAAGATACACCGGCGGGTTCGTCATTTTGTATAGTCGATTGAAGTCGATCTTTTGCCCGAGGTTGGAAATAATGAATAATATCTTCGCCTAAAAGAACACGGTAGTTTTGTTTTACTAGCAAAAGCGCCGGGACGCTTTGTATATTGGGGGGCATAATAACCCGCTTTCCGTCTTCCAAGATTATATACATCTGATTGTTGTTTGCGTCTCTCGCGCGTTTATCGACGCATAAGAAATTAACTTGATTCACGAAATTGCCTTTGACTAAATATTGTAAAACTTTTTGCGAATGTTTACAATGATTGCTATAATATAAAGTATCCATCGGGAAATTTGTATTATGCTTAGAATTGTTCGTCGGAATTAAGACGCGCTTAGTTCGAAAGTCCGCTGCACATGGAGTACAAGAGACGGTTTTGGAAATAGGCGATCAAGTAGATCAACACAACGGGGAGGATGTTCATGAGCGTCTCCATATTGCCTCCGCGTTTTCCAAAGGCAACGTAGAGCGCGCGGACCACAAGAAGTATGATGGCGATAAAGGGAATAACGGAGAGAATGTAGAACCAGATGCAGTATTTTTTTCCGAGAGGACCAAACAACGATTGGAGGACGTCCATTATATATTGTGCCTAGATTTTCTTACTAAATAAATGAAAAATATCTTTCCGAAAAAACAATGTAAAACAAATATCTGGGAGAATATATACAATTTTATAAAAATGGACACTTCTACAACATGGAAAATAATAGATTCGCATTTTCGCGACAATCCGCAATCTTTAGTAAGACATCATCTAGATTCCTATAATGATTTTTATAAGACGAGCATATTTCAGATTTTCAGGGAAAAAAACCCGGTGCGCATTTCCTCCCAATTCGATGAAAAGACGGGAGAGTTCAAAACGGAATGTAACCTATATTTTGGTGGGAAATCGGGTGACCGAATTTACTTTGGAAAGCCGGTCATTTACGACGACGAAAACGCGCACTATATGTTTCCGAACGAGGCGCGTCTACGTAATATGACGTATGGAATGACGATTCATTATGACATCGAGGTAGAATTTATAGAACGCCTGGCTCCTGGGGAAATGCCTAAAACACTCGGTGGCGGCGGCGGCGGCATTTCCAATGATAATATGGAACAACGTAATGAATCCAATGAGCCAAAATTACAACCTGAATATAAAGATGGAGGTGCGCCTAAATCCACGGCAATCAAACGCAAGGCGAAACCCGAAGCTAAAGAACCAGTGGAACTTTCGCCAAGCGATGTGCAGAAAATCCGCGAAGCAACAGAAGAGTCGCTAAAGCCCGGGTCCAATATCCAAACGCATACTCACGTTTTGGAAAAGATCTATCTTGGAAAATTCCCGATTATGTTACAATCCGATTTCTGTATTCTAAAGGGTGTCCCTCGCGAAGTTCGGCATACCATGGGCGAATGTCGCAACGATATAGGTGGGTATTTCATTATTGACGGAAAAGAGAAGACGGTAATCTCTCAGGAGAAATTCGCAGATAATATGTTATATATTCGTGAAGTGAACGACGAGCATTATTTGTATTCCGCGGAAATGCGGACGGTCAGTGAGAATGTTTCCAAGCCTATTCGTACAGTTTCCGTGAAAATGGTAGCACCGAGCCCGTCATATACCAATAAAAACATCGTCGTAAATATTCCTAATGTTCGAAAACCCGTGCCCTTGTTTATTGTATTTCGAGCGCTCGGTATCATATCGGATAAAGAAATCATATCGTTTTGTCTCTTGGATATGGAAAAATACGAGTCCATGATCGATTTATTTATTCCGTCGGTCCACGATGCGGCGACGGTATTAACTCAACGTAATGCGCTGAAATATATTGCGACATTTACCAAAGGGAAAACAGTGAATCATGCCTTGGAAATATTGGCGGATTATTTCCTACCCCATGTCGGCGAAATAAACTATATTCCGAAAGCATATGCTCTTGGACATATAGTTTTTCGGTTATTATCGGTTTATACCGGAATCGAGAGACCTACCGATCGAGATAATTTCAAATACAAACGTTTAGAACTCGTGGGGTCCCTATTGTATGATTTGTTTCGCGAATACTGGAGTATCCAATTACGCCAAGTCCACTTAGACTTCGAAAAGACTCTCTATTATAGCGAGGGGCGATACGAAAATGATCTTTACGGATTAATAACACAGAATTATCGCGAGGTTTTCAAGGAGCGTGCCTTGGAACAGGGTTTCCGAAAAGCCTTCAAGGGAAACTGGGGCGCCCATTCGCATACCAAACGCATCGGAGTTATCCAAGATTTGAATCGTTTGTCTTTTAATTCCGCGCTGAATCATTTACGTAAAACGAATTTACCTTTGGACTCCAGTGTGAAATTAGTCGGACCACGCGTCCTACATAACTCACAATGGGGATTTATCGATCCGATTGATACGCCCGATGGTGCGAGTATTGGATTACATAAACATTTGGCAATTACGACGTATATTACACGCGGCGCATCACGCGAACCCATGATCGATTGGTTACGCGAAAAATGGGGTATGAAATTAGTCGAAGAGTTTTCGCCTAAGATGCTCGCACAAAAGACCAAAGTCTTGGTAAATGGATACTGGGCGGGAGTTACTGATGAGCCCGTGGAATGCGTGCGTAAATTCCGACTTTATCGTAGAAATGCGCTGATACCGATTTACGCTAGCGCTACTTTTGAGATTTCCTTGAATACGATTTTTATTTATACCGACGCGGGGCGTTTATGCCGCCCGATCTTTTATAGAGACGAAGAGACCGGGCGTGCGTCTTATCAATCAAAGGAGATTCTCAAACTTCTCCAAGATGACGCGTTTACTTGGGATCAATTAGTGACTGGATTTAATGAAAAACGTCCGCAAATCAAATTCGATACGACCGAAATGCGTATTTATGAATTGCCCGAGTTATACGAGGGCGTTCAGACCGAGACCAATCCAGCGAAACTCGATCGGTTCATCAAGAACAAAGCCGTGATTGATTATATCGATACGAGCGAATCAGAGAATGCGATGATTGCCTTGGATACCGAGGTTTTCGAATCTAGCTTATCCTCCAGCGTGGAAAAAGGTTCTGACAAAACAGACTCGGCGAGCGATTTATTATCGCGCATCAAAAAATATACCCATTGCGAAATTCACGAATCTCTAATATTTGGTATGATGTGTAATATGATCATTTTCCCGGAAAACAACCCGGCGTCGAGAAATTCGTTCTCTTGCGGTCAGAGTAAACAGGCGGTATCACTTTATCATACGAATTACCAAGTCCGAATGGATAAGACTTCAGTGCTTCTGAATTACGGTCAAATCCCGCTCGTTAAATCGCGATTCTTGGAACATATTCAACACGAAGAGAATCCGTATGGCGAGAATGCGATTGTGGCGATCATGTGTTATACGGGATATAACGTAGAAGACGCGGTTCTAATTAACGAGGGTGCGATCCAGCGCGGGCTTTTCCGCACATCGTATTTTAGTTGCTACGAAGCCCATGAGGAAACAACGAAAAACGCGCACTCTACGTCGGATAAACGCTTTACAAATATTGAAGCCGAGCCCGCCGTTCTTGGATTAAAATCGGGATATGACTATAGCAAACTCGACAAATTCGGTGTGATTCGCGAGGGCGAATTGGTCGACGAAAAAACCATATTGATTGGACTAACTACAGTGAGCTCGCCTCCCCCGGGGAGCGCGGTAGTGCAACAAGCTACGTATATCGACGGTTCCAAGGGTCCGAAGAAGGGTCAGCTCGGCGTCGTAGATCGTACTTTTATTACCGAAGGAGAAGAGGGGAACCGAATCGCCAAAGTCCGAGTCTTGGAACAGCGCGTTCCCGCGATGGGCGATAAGATGGCTTCGCGTAGTGGTCAGAAAGGGACCATTGGTATGATCATTCCCGAGCGCGATATGCCGTTTACGAAGGACGGCATTCGCCCGGACTTGATCATCAACCCCCACGCCATTCCGACGCGTATGACCATCGGTCAACTCGTTGAATGTATTACCGGAAAAGCATGCGCGGCATATGGCGGATTCGGAGATTGCACGGCGTTTGTGAACAAGGGTTCCAAGATTGGCGTATTCGGAGAAATGCTGACAAAAGAGGGATTCCATTCGAGTGGGAGCGAGATTTTATATAACGGAATGACGGGAGAACAACTGGAATCCGAGATTTTTATGGGTCCTACGTATTATATGCGTTTGAAACATATGGTGAAAGACAAAATCAACTTCTGCGCACTAGGTCCAAGAACGGCGCTCACGAAACAGCCGGTAAGCGGTCGTGCGAATGACGGTGGTTTGCGCATAGGTGAGATGGAACGCGACTCGATTATTTCGCACGGCGCTACCGAGTTTTTGCGCGAGTCGATGATGGAACGCGGAGATAAATCGTTTTTGGCAATCTGTAATAAAACGGGAATGATATCGATTTATAATCCCTCGAAGAATCTCTTTATGAGTCCCATGGCAGACGGACCCCTTCGATTCACAGGGTCTCTAGAATCCGATGACTTACGCGTGGAACAAATTACTAGATTCGGGCGTAGTTTCAGTGTGATCTGTATACCGTATTCTTTGAAACTCTTGATCCAAGAGCTAAGCGCGATGCAATTACAAATGCGTATTATTACAGAGGATAATTTGGAGCAAGTGCAAAACATGTCTTATTCCAAGAATATCGATGCGTTAACGGGTGTTAAGGATATAACACCGAAGAGTTTGATCGCGGCGATTAAGAAACAACTCCAAGAAAAGCGCGGACCTCAACGGCATACCCCGCCCGATATTTATACGAAAACTCCGTCGCCCGATTATCCGACGGACGTGTCTCCGGCGTATCAACCGTCGGAAATCGATAGTTTGGTAGAAGGGTTGGACAAAAACACGGATTCTCCGATATATAATCCGCATGGATCGCCTGAAGAAGAGGAATCGAGTCAGAAAATATACAGTCCTTCGAGTCCCGAAGAAGGTCCGCCTCAGGGGTTACATAGCCCATCGAGTCCAGAAGAAGGTCCACCACCAACTCAACTAGGAGGAGGACCAGAATACGCGCCTGGAGATAGAGTGATGATGCGCGGGGTTACGGATGGATATCCAGATAGGCTTTGGGAAATCATAAAGGTAGGCGATAAATTTTTAACGGCTATGGCTCTGGATCCTGTGGGTTTATCAACGGATAAACAAATCCGAGTTATTAAAGGCGGCGATGCTTTCAGACCTACTCCACAAGATATGCAACGCGGAGGAGGAGCAAGCGGAAGAGTAACTCCAGTTCATTTGGACGATCCATTCACGCAAAATATGATTACACAAAGCCTTCCTAATAATTTGGCGCAACCGAATATTATTATTGCGCCCAAGTTTTTCAACGGCGGAGGAAGCGATAACTCGACGGAATTACAGCCAGCGACTACGGATATAATGACGGGAGGAATGTCGCAGCCGATGCAAATTGCTCCGACAATATCGAGTTTTATGAATACAGAACCTCTTCAAGCACAGCAATCAAATTCGAAAACGGTATCGGGTGGTGGAGAAATCGATTTTTCGAAACTCTTGGTTGTTAAAAAGGCTTAAAAGCAGGGAACCTACGGTTCCCCTGCGACCCCTCCCTTATACTTCTATTGATAACTTCCATAATATTTACAGATGCCCCTTTTATAAGAACATCCTATTTATTCTTATAAAATTATTACACCTTTGCAGATTTCGAGAAACACCTAAAATACGAGACAATTGGTTTTCCAAGGAGGAGGGGTCGCAGGGGAACCGTAGGTAAAAGGTGCAACGCGCGCCCTGCTCTATTCGCTCCCGAAAAACCCACCCTTACCAATATTGAAATCAGATAGATGAGTAATCATATTATCGCGATCCCGCATAATTTCCTTGATCAAATCCTTGATCGAAATCATACCCACAAACTCCTCATTTGCATCATCAATGATAAGAAGATGGCGAATATCCTTGAACATCATCTTATTCATACACTGATCCAAAGTATCGGTTTTCTTAGCAATAATAATATTCGGACCGTAGGTACAAATCTCCTTGATTTTCACAGCACCAGAATTCTTTCCAAGAGCCGCGACCTTATTGATATAATCTCGCTCAGACAAAACACCGACAACCTTGGAATTTGCGCCGGTTACGGCGAGACATCCAATATTGAAGGCGGCGAATCTCTGGATCGCATTCGCCGCGACGTCATTCTCCGAAATCTTGAAATCGATCTTATGATAACAAGAATTATTGAAGACGGCAAGCGCCGATACCTGAGTCTTTGACGTTACCGTAGAAAGAAGGCGGCGAGATAGCATTTTATAAGCAATATATATTTTTTATTTTTATATGGTTTTTTGTAACCATAATCAATTCTCGTCGTTATAAAATTGATAACTAAAAACCTATTAAAAAAGTCTCCAGAAACCTATATAATCATGTCCACGTCGAGTAACAAAATCATCAGCATCTATAAGTCGCGTAATACAATCTTGGAACTCTTAGAGTCCCAAGACTATGCCGTGGACGATTATTTGGGGTTTAGCATGAATGAGATTGATGCGATGTTGAAAAACTCGCAACTAGATATGTTGATTACGCATAAGACCGATGGCAAAAAGGTCTATGTGAAATATTATTCCTCGGTAAAGCAGAGCGCCAAGCAAATCAAGCCCGCGGTCTTGGATGACGTTATTGAGGACCTGTATACGATCGAGGAGATTCTAACGAAAAAGGACACACTCGTTATCATTATCGATGACGAACCGAATGATACGATTTTGGCAAAGATGCGGTATCTATATGATCGCGACGGAATCTTCGTGGTCATCCATAATATCAAGCGCCTACAATTCAATATTTTGAGCCATGCTCTGGTTCCCGAGATTGCCGTGCTTTCGGATGTGGAAACTGCGGAACTGAAACAGAAATATAGTATCAAGGACCATACGCTTCAGTTGCCCGAGATTTCGCGATTCGATCCGCAGGCGTTGGTAATGGGTCTGCGCCCTGGACAAGTATGCTCAATTGGTCGAAAGAGCGCGACGGCATTGGATTATACTTATTACAGGGTTTGCGTGTAATGAAATGTTGGGGTTAATATCTATTTATTTTTATTCTTGGAAATTTCCAAGAATAAACTTAACGTCTACTGTGCTAACGCCTTCGTCGGCTTTTTGAAGACTTTCTACGACTAGAACGGCGTTTTTATTGGCGCGCTTTGATTTTCTTTTTCCTCCTGAACGGGAAAGGGGGCAGTCTTCTCCACACTTGGCTTTACATGCTTTGCGCAATTCGTTTCTCCGTTCAGAAGCCCTAGCTGTACACTCTATTTTACCGCTGAAATCAAGTCCTGGTTGCGTATCACAATTGCTAATAAAGCTTTGAGCTCGTATAAGGTGTTCTTGCAGACCGGCACAACTACGTTTATCAGCCACGCCTTGCGCAACTTTGCCCATAAATTCTTCCGCCATTATTTATATTATATACACATAAAATATATGCAAGCCAACGATCCATCAATATCTCTAAAACATGCACCCCTGGATTTTTTTTATCTAAACGCAGGCGCGGATATGCCCAATCCGAATGGAGGATGTAGTACACTGGAAAATACGAACGCACAGCTTAAATGCCATGATAAATCAACCAAATCTTTAGCGGATTGGCGAATATGCTATCAACGCGAATTATGTAAAAACAAAGACTTAGTCGCTTGGATACATGAGCGCCAAAATAAACGTGGCGAACACCTGGCAAAAACCACGGACATCCAAAGTCAATATGTATACGAAATCGTAAACACAATCAATTTGTCTGTCGGAACGGCACTAGTATTTTTCTATATATACTATAACAAATAATATGTCCTATTTCCAAGAGCCCAATAAAGAATATTTCTCAGTCCTCACTTTTGGATCGGATGATGTAACATTATCGTCATCTTCGACCGCAGATTCTACGAGTTCGAGTAAAGGAAATATGCAATCGCCCGGATCGATAAAACAATCGCTTAGTTTAGTGGATCCGTCGAATGTCTTTTTGCTGAATAACGATGTCCTCAATAATTTGAATGCATACGAGGCGAAATATTCTAGATATATAAGATGTCAAAATGACGAATTCGCGAAAAACGTTGCGCCTGCATGTGATCCTTACGGCGCCGACGGTTACGCAAGTTTAGAACAATCTTACGCGAATCTTATTGCTTCTATTGATACGATTGCAAATACTATTCCCGGGCAAACCACAAAAGACGCAGTATCGCCCACAGATTATAACAAATCGAGAGGTGATATCAAATCCACATATAAAGACATATTGGTTCTTCGAAAGGATTTAGATCAGAAATTACAGAATCTATACAACGAATTCAACGCAAATCCTGAGTCCGTTCAAGCACAATTAAATTCAGCGATTTACGCGAATACTCTGTGGACTATTTTAGCAAGTTGTTTGTTGTATTACATTTTCGTGGAGCTGACGTAAACTAGAAAGGGCGCGCGGGTTTCTCTAATTTTATTCTTGGAAATTTCCAAGAATAAACTGAAAGATATGAGATTATATAAGCTAATGGATATTTGAAAAGGAAAAGGGGGAGAATCTAAATGGTAAAAGCAGTACATTGATATGCAAAAGGTTCCCTGCTATAAAATATTTATATTATATAGCAGAAAAATATGTCGATTTATACCAATGATCGAGTAAATGACTATTCGAAAAGATACAAAGAATATGTGGATAAAATAGAAGGCAATTCAAATACACCGGGGGGATCACCTGCATATCAATATTATAGATTTGTTACGTCTCCCGATGCTATTACTATTACGGAAATAGGAAGGTGTTTATCTAGCGATATTCTTAAATTGAAATCCGCTTCAGATTCCCACGTTTTGTGGAAAACTTTGCCGGGGGTAAACACACCCGAGGGGTGGAAGATGCAAATAGGGCAGAAACTTAGCGAGATGAAGCGCGGAGATATGGGACTATCGACCACCTACAATTCCAATATTACACGAAAGACCCCGGGATTAGAATGCCGAATAACAATTTTATCGTCAAATTCTGATGACCAAGATAACAAATACGTCTCCAATTTAACACAGTTGGGTGTAAACTCAAATTCGGCTTTCTTGGACGCCTGCGCAAGTAGACAATATGATGCCCAATCCATAACTTGGATAGATCGTTTTTTAATCAATCCCAAGATTTCGTACAAGACCGAGACAACGGATTTTAGCGATTACAAAAGCCTGTTTACGATTCCGTCTGATAAATCCGATCTTAATAAATATGTAGTCGGAATTGAATGGACTGGATATTTCAAACCGCAAATTTTAGGTGAATATAAATTCGCCATCAAATCCGGAAGCGGGTATTGTCTTTTATGGATAGGAAACAAGGCTATATGCGAGTACATGCCAGAAAATTCGGACATAAATATACAAACAAATCCTTTTACCATTGTGGTATCAGAAGACAGATATTATCCAATAAGGATTCAATATTACGCGAATTCGAATACCGCTCCAAACGATTCCCGTGTGTTTTCTTTCACAATTACAAACACGGCTACACTTTCTCAACTCGATTTAAGCAAATGTTTATATACTATCAATGACGGATCCTATTTGCCCAAATTGGTTTATTGTTCATTCGTTTCCAGATCTTTAGAAAACTTCCGATATGGGAAATTCGACTGTTATACGATGGACATGGAAAATGAGTCCGAGGTGGACTGTGGCGAATTTTACAAATTCATGAATAGTCAAAAGTATAATTATTCGAGCAAGCAACATGATTACGATAATGTAAGTGGCGTCATGCAATACGGAACGCTGAAAGACGGGAATACTTATTCAGACGTTTCCGTTGCGAATAATCAGAATTCTATGCCTATTATTTTTTCGATCAACCGCGTCGATTCTGACATTCGTATGAATCAAGTATTTCAGATAAAAACGCAAAAACAAAGTGTTGACGGTGTTCAGATTCCGTACGAAATGGTTGCGATGCACACCGATTTCAACAAAGGATTGTCTTATGACACTCTACCAAATTACTATCCCGACAATCCGGCGTCTGGGGTAAATGTAAAGGGTCCGAATGATTGTAAGAAAAGGTGCAATGATTTACCAGATTGCAATTTTTTTTATAGTTACAAATCGAATAATGTTCCAAGATGTGTAGTAGGAACAAATAATAAAAACCCTACGTTTACACAGATAAGACCCATCGGTCCAGACGCAATCTCTTCCGTTGACGAAACCACTTCTACTTTAAATATACGGACCTTTAATTTCCCGAGAGCCGAAGGCTGTGGCGCAAACGCGGTTTTCGTGAATTCAGAAGAAGACGTAAAAAATACGGTTGATTATACGAATTCTTTCACATATTCGAATTACACGTTAGCTCCGAAACCAATTACGACACACAAGGAGGTCGGGAAATGTGCGGATTCCGAATTCTTGAATTTGGAAAATGAAGCGCGAAATATTTTGTATTCGAAGACGAAATATCAATCAGGTGGTGAGTATTTGCATCCAGATGGGTCCATTGCTCGCGCCAATTATCCATCTAGTGATAATCGAAATTTCTGGAATTCCATCAAGTTACAATCGGAAGGAATGCGGAACCGTCTAGAAGGAATGGATACGAAAAACACACAGGCGGTTCTGGACACACAGGACGCTATAGCAGCGGTTAAAGCAAAAGAAATGAGTTTTGCCGCCACGCAAATGGGTATTAACAAAAACTTATACGATCTATCAAATAGTGCAATTCCTGTTTATCTAGAACAACGAACAAAGATGAATAATAACGTCAATAGCGATTTGAGTGGAAATATGTTGCTTTATTTTCGCAATCAGCGTATTCCCACATTAAGAGAACAGACCGCATTCGACTCGAATGAAAGTGGCTTTATGCAAAATTCATTGTACGTTTTAGGAACAATGACCGCAGTGTCGTTGTTGATTTTAGCCGTATTACTTGCGAGAGAATGATGATTCAGGTTATATAATTTCTGTAGATACTATAGAAATTATGTCAAACGCCGGTTATTTTGATTTATCAACTATTTTTGACGTTCAGCAGAATCAAATTGTCGATTTATCAAACTCTTATCCGAAGGTAGATAACGCCTCGAATATAGTAGCTAACGTGAATGAGTTACAGCATCGTTTGAGCTCTCTTTCCAGTGAATATGATAGTGCGAATACAGCGAGTAGCGCGGTCCTAACACAACAGAACGAGATGAAAGCGATTGTAAACACGGAACATAACCGATTATTGGAAAAACAGGCTCTTATTGATGAAGCACAGGCGGAACAAGAGCGAAAGGCTCTTTTGAATACTACATATCGTAAGAAATACGCGCAATATTCCAAGATGATGATCGTATTTTCGGTTACTCTTTTATGTGTCATTGGATTAACTCTAGCGAGTCGCGCTTTTACAATATTTCCTCAAGCTGTTTATAGCGTGTTAACTGCATGTGTTATTGCTATTGGTCTTATTTATATTTTGATATTGTATGCAGATTTATCAGGTCGAGATAATATCAATTATGATGAAATAGTAATACCGCCTCCCAAGAAAGACAAAGATGGCAATCTTACCACAGGTTCACATGATTCCAAAAAAAATAATATGTGGGATGCGTTCAATAAATGCAAAGGCAGCGAGTGTTGTTCACCCGGAACGAAGTGGGATGAGAATTTGAAATTATGTATTCCTGATAGTTCTCTTAATAACTCAAATTCACCTGCGGCGCCAGTCTCAACTCAAGCGCCAGTCTCAACTCAAACACCAGTCTCAACTCAAGCACCAGTCTCAACTCAAGCGCCAGTCTCAACTCAAACACCAGTCTCAACTCAAACACCAGTCTCAACTCAAGCACCAGTCTCAACTCAAGCGCCAGTCTCAACTCAAGCGCCAGTCTCAACTCAAACACCGGTATCAACTCAAGCACCAGTCTCGAAGCCTCCTTCAACATCTGAACAGCATACCAAACCGTTGAATTTGATAAATAAAAATACCGAAAAGAAATTTACCTGCGATGACTTGAAAAACGAGCCACTTAAATCGGAAATAAAACAAATAGAGCCTTATTTGAAAGACCCCAATAAATTTACAGAAATGGCGAAATCTATCCGAGATAAATGTATAAGTCATCCAGACATATTTAGTATGTCAAATTCTCTTAGTAGTTCTAGTATAAGTCATAATTGCGACACCATCAAGAATGGAATCGATACGTCTGTCGCTAGATTCACAACAGCAATTAGTGAATGTAAAAAATCGGAACCTCAAAAATCAGGGTTTACAACGATGCAAACATCTGTAAATTACAACACATCCATTCTACCAAGAGAAGTAACAAATGTTTCGAAAAATTATTGGATGGGATGCACTAATAACGTCCAACCTAATATGGATCAAAGATTCAACGATTTCGTAAAATTTTAATCGGACATAGTTTATATAAACCATGTCCGATTATCAACAATTATTTAATGCCGTAAAATTCCAAAATTCCACCTTAGAAAATGAACAGATCGCGATGAACCAGAACTCCGCAACAGACACACAACGCGTGAAATATCAAGCCGATGATATTGCCTATTATAAATTCATCAATTATTATTTGAGATGGGTTTATTATATTGTTGCTTTAGGTGTAATTTATGTAGTTTTTTTCGGAAAAAATAAAGGGTTTTCGGTTGGTAATTTTTTCATAGTATTACTCGTGTTTTTATTTCCCTATATTATTGCACCCATCGAATCCTTTGTTTATTTCATCCTAAGCTATATTTATGCTCTCATTTTCAGAAACGTCTATCTGAAAAGCAAATACGATATGCCTAGTTTTAGCTGGTCGGGTTAACACTAGCAGGGAACCTACGGTTCTAAGAGGAGCCACGCTTCTCGAATTGCGACCCCTCCCTTTTCTCTAGAAAAAATTTATAAAATTCTGTTAGCTTTTTGGAAGAGACAATTTTTAGTTCAATTCTCGAAAACGCCAAGAATTAAAATCGAGAAACCTACCGTTCTGAACTAGTTAATACGTTCTCGGCGATAGACATTATACGAATCGCGTCATTCACATATTATTTGACCCCCGTTTATCCACGGAATCCCTTTTTATGCCCCTTAGGAGTGATCTGTTGTTGGCTTTTCGCCCCCGTGCGTCAGGGCTTTATGCGCTTTTTATGCCCAAACTCTTGCTGGTTTTTGGCTACGGTATCGTTCTCATTGCGTGAATGATTTTTATTATGTTTGTCGTTTTGTAAGGGAGCGATTACATCCCCTTCATCAAAAAAATCCTCCAAACAAGCCTTCCTCGAATAAGACGGGTCTTCAGGCATAGTGTATAGTAATAACCTTGGTTTGTTATTATATTGTTTTTTATATGAAAAAATATAACAAATAATAAGTAGGGGGGTAGGGGTCATCAGAATCCGCGAAACGTATTCCAGACCCCTAACCCCCTCCCCCTTCGGGGAATTATAATTCCTTACCGTTTTTTCATGATAAGATTTCTTGATGAAAACCCGTTATAATTTTCTTGGGTTCCCAGTGGATAATGCTGATAATAAGGGAGGGGTTCGGGGAACCTTAGGTTCCCCGAACTATAGTTCATTAAACTGTACATCGTCTCCGAAATCTTCTTCGTCACACACGCCGTCCATTGCGCCATTTTCGTCTTCGTCTTCACGCATCTTAAGTCTGATTCCATACCAGACGCCCGATCGCTGCTTTCCATAGACCTTATCCATGTACTCATGCAAATCTTTCGGGCTCGGATTTCTCGTTCCGAAATTGGTACTATACCAAACCTTGAACTCCTCAGTGAGCTGACCTTTGCGAATCTGTTGTCCGAGCTCTTTGGCAATCTTATCCTTGCAGAATTGTGCCAAGTAATCCTGACGCTCACGGTAGTCATTGCTGGCGCTCAGAACCTCAGGGCAGTCCTTGACAATTCCATCGGTCTTGAACGCCTCCTGAACGAGCATCGCGGCGAACACGGGGCTCCATGCAGGGAATTTCTCCTTAAGATTGCGATCAATAAGATACTGAAATGGCTTGTCTGGATCATCGGAAACGGGCGTATCTGTGAATCGCGATTCAAAGTTCACCACGCGAATACGGCGCCATGTGCCATGGTCCTGCGTCTTGATCTCGGGAAATTCGTTGGAGCACATAACGAGTTTGAATTGCGGAATGAACTCCAATGGATCGATCATGTAGAGACCACGCGCTTTGATGGGCTCCATTCCGCTGACTAGCTCCTTCATCACACCCTCGTTCATCTTATCTCCCTTGGAGAGCTCCGACATGACTGCGTAACGAGTTCCCTTGAGTGCAACGATTTCCGGGGAAACGCCGCCGATCTTTCCGCGCTGCTGGGTGATTAGCGCTGGGGGCGCCACGACCTTGTATTCACCGAGAACATTACTCATCAGATCCGTAAGCACCGACTTGCCATTTTCTCCCGCACCGATATACATATTGAACGTCTGATTCACGGACGCGGTTCCAATGAGCGTCGAAGCCAAATGACTCCACATGTACTTCCGCAGATTGGGTCGAGGGAATAGTTTGGTCATAAAATCGTTGATTTCATTCGTGATTTGCATTGTGGTCGCCGGATTCAACGGCACGTAATCGATGTTTGTCGACTTGGTCACGTAGTCCTCCGGAAGACCCTTTCGGAAAATCTTCTCCTTGAAATCGATGATGCCATTATTGAAACATAGCAAATACGGATTATTATCCATCTTGGCGAAGAACTCGGGGTCCCAAAACAGCTCCTTCGCCTCCGTCATAATATTACGCTTATCATTCGTGGACGCAAGACGTGTGCAAATATTCGTAATCATTCCGACCTTGCATCGGATCAGTTTGGTTTTCCCGTCCTCTGGGTCCAAATGCGAGGCTTGCTGCAGCATCTGCGCAGCGCGCTCCATGTACAAATCACGGAGTTCATCCGAAATCATACGCCGCAAAGTGGTACCGCCTTCGTTTCGGACCCATCGATTATTCTTGAATAGATACCAAATGTTATTATTTGGGCTCACACACTTGAAGAGACCCTTGGCATATTGAAATAATACCATCGCAATATCGTAATCGCCACATCCCTTCGCCTTCTTATTCCCCTCATTTGCGACGGTATCCAACGTTACAGAATTCAGAGTCTGGTCCAAATAAAATCCTACAGTGCTCTTGGAAATGCGAGTAAATTCTTGTGGCGATTCTTGCATCGCCCAATATAAGATCGAACGTTCGGTAAGACCATCGCGCGTCTTCTTTTCGAACTTGAACCACTGATCGCATAAATCCGGAATCGAGGAATAAGTAAACGACGACGATTTCGAACTGAACGCCAGCCAAGTTATCAATAGACGCTCGCTCGTGTTTCGGAGAGCCCAGCCCGTGCGGATCCACTTTGCATAAGATCCGTTTCCGTAAAACGTTTCGGGGAGAGACATCGTAAATTCGTGGGTTTCTCTCAAAACGTACTGAGAAGGAGCGATGGAATCCAAGAATCGCTCGATCATGTATTGCATGTCGTCCGCGTTTCTAATATTGCGGAGTTCTTGGAATCCGATAAGACCTTCTTGTGTGATGGTCGAATCACCCCCCCCGCCTCCAGTCGCCTTATTCGTTCCTCCGGCTGTTCCTACAGATTTCTTTTTTCCTCCATCCCCAAACATTTCTAGTTGTCGAACAAACTCGGTCTTATAAAAGAACTCTGGGTTCCCGGTGTTGCGCACCGATAGTTTGGGGAAGGTCTCCTCGTTCAGGAACCCCAACGTCGGAATATTTCCCACACTCCACTCCTCATCGGCGGGATCAAATGTTATATCGAAAATCCGGGTCAACTGATACGCCTCGTGATTCGGCTTCCGTGATCCATACAGTTGCCAGTTCGTAGTACCTTTGCTTATTCCGCTATCGAATACATCCTCCCAGCCGTTTACGTTAACAATCGGCAAATCCTGACCCCACATTTCTTTCGTCTTCGGGATCATTTTGCTCCGCAAATACATCTGAGCATTATGGTCACACTGGATTCCGATAATCATATGAATCCCGTCCTTGGTAATTCCCTTACTAGGGACGGGATTAACGTCTGATTTCTCAAACGCATAAATTTGGAAGTGTGTCGATTCATCGAACTGAAACATTTTCTTCAATTCGTCTAAATATCCGAGGGCTAGGTCCTCGATATGGTCTTTGGAATAGAGACGCGATCTAACATCCAAAGCGAAATGCAGGTCGATATCAATCGCAATCGGACCCAGTTTATCCCCTGATAGCTGTTTCTCCGTCAAGTACTCCATTCCTCCTTTTGCGGCAATGTCGCGATAATACAGCTTCATGAAAATCGAAAACTCGTCATCGGGGACGTGATAGGACCCTCCGTAAATGCCGGATCCTTCTTCTCCGCCAATCCTAGTATGTGTGATTGCAAGTTCCGCCGCTCCCGGGTCGTCCTTTTTAATACGGTGTTTTGAAATAAAATCATTGAAATCCTTATATCTAGGTCGTTTTTTTTCCTTGTCTTTATCATCTGTTTTTGAATTCGAACGTACACGTAATCGCGCAGTTTTTACAGGTAGTCCAGATTCCATGGAGTCTAAGTTAAATTATATTATACGGTTATTTTTATTTCGTTTTTACAATTCAATTTTTATCGATAAAGAGCGCGATCCCAGAGCATTAAACGAGCGGTGCCAATGTTAGAAAACATGATAGATATTACGACAATCGCGATAAGACCTACTAACTCTATGAATATATGCCAAGGGAACCAAGGCGCCCACCCGATAAGAGATGTGCAGTTTATTTGTTCATTTATTTCCAATAATATTAGTAGAATAATGGCGGACATAAGCCACGGAATCCATTGTTTTACAGTTGAAGGGAGCCATCTCAAAAAATACATGGTGATAGTGGCGAATAATAAGATTTGCGTAGAAAAATAAGCCAAAAATGGAAAATTAAAATACGCATAAATGTCCAACGCTACGAATCCCATTAATAATAAGAAAAACCAAGACGACGGGACGTGCCGAGTTGAAGACGAAAGAGCCCATAGCAACGTAACGTTTACCAAATAAGCTAATCCGTGTATAATTCGAGATTGTATAAATTTTTGTATGTGCGCGAAATGGGAATAAACATGAAAGGCTTCAAATGTCGTAAGTGCTATCAAAAGAACCTTGGATTCTATTGTTTTTGCGTTATAAACAAACCAACATAGGATCAGTATTGTTATAATTCCTACGCCGAATGAAAAAGGCTGCGCAATTCCGCCTTTCGATGAAGGGATTTCACACGTATCGTGCGGAAAAGTAAATGACATTAATTATAATACGCGGAGAAATTAATGCACTGTTACAAATTTTACTACTGTATAATTTGTAAATAATAAAATTGATCTCGAAATCAACATAAAAATAACGTTATACAATAGAACAATGAAGTTTTGCACGGTATGCGATAATATGTACTATATCGGAATTAGTGAGAAGGACGGAAACCAGTTGACGCATTATTGCCGAAACTGCGGACATAAAGACGAGACGCTTTCCAGCGAGGGAGTCTGTGTCATGAACACGCAACTAAAAAAGGGTGAACAGAAGTTTAACCATATTATTAACCAGTACACCAAACTGGATCCGACCCTGCCGCATATATTCAATATGCAGTGTCCGAATCCGGGATGTAAGACGAATACGGATTCTAAGGGCGCTACAGAGGCGATTTATATCCGATATGACGATGCTAATCTTAAATACCTATATATGTGCGTGACGTGTGATACGGTTTGGAAGACGGACGATTCAAAGTAGTAGGGAACCTACGGTTCTAAGAGAAGCCGCGCTTCTCGAATTGCGGTCCCTCCCTTTCTCTAGAAAAATATTCATAAAATTCTGTTAGCTTTTTGGAAGAGACAATTTTTAGTTTAATTTTTGAAAACGCCAAGAATTAAAATCGAGAAACCTACCGTTTTGAACTAGTTCGGAAGGGAGCCTTAGGTTCCCTCCAAATTATAATCAAAAGTTTTCGCTGAGAGGAGGGTTCGGAAGGGAACCTTAGGTTCCCTCCAAAATTGATTTGTATTATAAACGATTTAGAATAATATCAATAGAACTATATAATGTCAAATTTAACCGCAATTAAACCCAAAGGAGGCGCGCCCACACCTTACGAATATGATAGTGATGCAGAAGTCTTCTCGGTAGGCGGAGGGGGTGAGGATTCAGATGACGGAGATGATGCTGATCCAAAGCCTAAACCGAGTAAGAAAAAGTCGGGCTCCGACGATGAAGATGACGACGATGAACTCGAGTCGGATAATGATTCCGAAGTTAATGCGTCCGAATCAGAGGATGAGTCCGAAGATGAGGATTCTGTGACTTCCAAACAACCAACAGAATCAGCCGTCTTGAAAATTCACGACGATGAGGAAGATGACTCTGAAGAAGAGGATGACGATGATGATGATGAAAACTATCTGCAGAAATTCGACGAATCTCTGAAAACTAATATTATTGCGGAGCATTATCCCGAACTTAAGGCACATAATAACGATGAGGTTGACATTATGACACGGGTAGTGAGGAATGAATCTGGAGTTATTGTCGATCCTCTACATCGAACATTACCGTTTATTACGAAATACGAAAAGTCCCGCGTTCTAGGCGAACGCGCCAAGCAAATTAATTCGGGAGCTAAACCATTCGTCGAAGTGGACGCAAGTCTGATTGATGGATATTTAATTGCGTTAAAAGAATTCGAAGAGAAAAAGATTCCGTTTATTGTGAAGCGTCCTTTGCCAAACGGAGGATGTGAATACTGGAAGCTCCAGGATTTAGAGATGTTATAGAATTATAATAAACGGTTTACGATATTAATATAGTTTTTTTCTAACTATATTAAAATGAGTAGTTCACGAAGTACACCAGAAGGTTTTACGAGAACGGGATACAACCAATTTGAAATGTTACCTTCTGATATCAAAGGGTTATCACCAGATTCGAGAGAAAATGCCAAAAGGGAAAATTATAGAGAATTTAAGAATAGACGTACTAAAAAATCGCCCGGTTCAATAGAATCCGATAAAAAAGCAGCTTTAAGAGAATTCATGGGTAAATTAAAAGACGAACAGGCAAGGTTGAATAGCTTTTCCGCAAAAGTTAATAAAATAAAAGCGGTTGTTCAACGAGTGTACAAAAATCTCGATGCGTCTGTATTTGAAGAAATGTCAGACTTATATTTATCAAAAGACGAGTATAAAAAAGACGAAAAACATGCAGATTATGATGAGATTTACTCGTTAATAAAAGGATATGGAAAAGAGGCTCCTACGCCTAGAGGCGGGAAGAGTCGAAAATTAACAAGAAGACGCCGATAAATTAACTCTTCCAATTCTTACCGCAATCTAGACATGTAACGAAAATAGTTGCTGGCTCATCCGCTGATCGGGTTTGCAGCTCATAATAGGTACATCTCTTCGATCTACATTTCTTACAAGTAAACATGTCGGTAGACGCCTGGAGATTATCCGCATATCTAGACGCATCACGCTTCATTTTCTTATCAATCAATGTTCGCCAATGTGCAGGCTGGAATTCCTGGTGAGTCATAAACGCGACCGTCTGTGGGCTAAGTTCTCCTGAACGAATGGAATCTAATAAATCAGGGTTTTTCAAGTTCAAATATATACTACGCATACGATCGGTATATATCTGAACGAATTGTGGGTTCTCCCACTTTTTCACGATCTTGCGCTGAGTTGCCTCTTTGATGGCATAATTAAAGACCGCCTTTTCCAAGTTTCCGGAAACGATGGGGTCCTCGGATCCCAGGATAGGTGCAAACTTCTTACGAAGATTTTCACGAAACGATTCTGGATTTGTAATTTGCATGATGGTTGTTATTGTAACCTAACGTTTATATTCTTATGGTTCAATTTTGTTTTCTTCCATTTTTATATTTAGCTATAAAATTGAATCATAGCCAATCGTCGATAAATAACAAAACAATCCAACATGACAGAAACTCGAATTCCGATTGAATGTCTCGTTAGAGTTCTTTTGGAGGTTATCCCTTCGGATAAAACTGAACTCCGCGAAGATCTGAGAAAAAAGTGCGATAGTTGGTTTAATATAGCGCCCGAACTTGGAATGAACGACGAATATTGGATTCCGATAAAATATATATTAGAAGAGCACATAACATCATTTGAAGAAGAATGGCAGAAAAAAGTTTTGCTGCTATACAATAGCGGCGGAACTAATAAATAAAATTTTTGAAAATGAGAAAATTGATTTGCTTTTTTATGAAATGATTTTAATAAATCACCACAACCAACATGGCGGAACAAATCATCAATATCTCGACAGTGGTCCGCGCCCCCGCGCTTGACCGTTTGGTAAAAAAAATATACGCATTCACGAAGGAGGCGCAGCCAGATCTCATGTTCGGCAACCGGGAGACGAAGGGAATTCTGGAAATCATGGCGGCAGAGAACACGAGAACTTACTCGTGTTTCTTGACGTCTGACACGGATGTCGTCGGGAAGATTATCATGGAAGTCGCGATGTCCTACAAAAAAGCCCCGGAACTCAATGGGAAATTCGGTCTTTGCTTGTGTGCATTTGGCACTGCGTCTCTGCTTACACAGGGAGGGGATGCGCTTCAGTCCAAGGAGTACATTCGTACGAAAGAGTTCGTCGATCTAGGCAGGGAACTTGCCGCCATCGGAGCCGCAGTCGATGGAAAGGACTATCGGTTCTCTGCTAAGAAGTTCGACGGCGATAACGCGGATAGTCAATACGTCGAGTTCGAGGTCGAGATTCTTTCGGTATAAGGTAAGCCGCCAAGCGCCGTGTCATATTTGTATTTTGTTTTTTACATATTCGTCGGTGTAATAAAATACTAGCAGCATAAATCTGTCTTCTTGCACTCTTGGCAGATGTAATTTTTTTTATAACAATTTACACAACATTTGTGACTACACAAACGAGACAGAATACCCGTTTTAGTTCGGCAATTTCCACACTCTTCTGCAGTACCGCTGACGGGAATCGGAAGTAATTCGCTATGAACCCGCGTGTTTCTATTATTTCGAAAGGTGA